TGCATCTCTAGCATCCAGCTTGCCAGTCTTAGCAACACTAAGCGCAAACTCACCTATCTCATCCGCTTGCATTGTAGAATTTAACAATCTTAATTGTTTAGTAAATGCACCAAGAAAATTACCCACTGGCGAGTTAAAGTATAAACCCTGGGCGCGCTCCATACCTTTTTCAATCATAGACTCATTGGTTGTAATAAGATGATCACCATCTACCCTTCTTGTCATAAAGTCTAAGTTGCTTGCTAAGTCCAAACCATAAAGCATTTTTGACATGTCTTTACGATTTTTGGCAATCATAGGGTAGTTAGCTGTATCTATTAATGGTGCAATGTTCTTAAGAAATCCACGTTCAAGAGCCATGATGCCTAACTCTGATACCGATGTAACAGCAGTTTGCGGCAGGTAGGTCATTGTTGTAGCTTGCTTTAATACCTTTGCACTTCTAGTGTTTAGCGCAGATGGGTCTTGTATCTGCACTCTAAATATTCTCTCAACATCAGTAACAAAATCGGCCTTATATCGTGCTATTTCTTTAGCTGTATTTCCATTTAGCTTACCCTGCTTATCAATTTCCATAACCAAATCAGCCAAACTTTGTCTCCCGAACACTCTTGCCCACTCTGCTCTACGACCAGTAGTTGCAAAGTATTGAAACATGCCCGACATATCAGTACGCAAATAATCAACAATCTTATATTCTGGTATGTCTAGTGTTCTGCGCTGCATAAAATAATAATCATCAGGCACGCCATCGCTTACCTCAAGTAGTTCATCATCTACTTTGCGACTAACAATTCTATTAACAGTATCCCTGGCATCTTTAACTGGATCAAGAACACGCAAGCTTTCTGTTATTCCAGTTTTTTTATTTATATCTCTTATTGTTTTTATATCTTCTTTAGGTACATACCTACCCCATCTATTATTTTTTGAATCCCAGAATTGTGTAAGAGGATTTTCTCTGTAATGTTTGGCAAGTATGTTTACTAATCCCTGTTGTTGTTGTTCTGTAAAAAGCTTTACGTCATCAAACTTTAATGGGCTTTGAAAGTTTTTGTTAGACCTGCCATCTTCAACAACGCCTTTAAAATATTTTAACTTATCTTCTTTAAACGCTAATTCATTTCTTAGGCTGGCAATATAAGTTGTATTTTCTTTTGTAAATGTTTGACGTTTTTCTGTAGATATAAACTCAAGTGGACGAAACATATCTTCGTCAAATATTGTATTGGTATATACATCTTCATCATCTATTTTGCGCCATTTTTTTGATATTTCATCGTTTCGATTTTTTGATTTATAAAAATATCCAAGACGACCAATTCGTGGTTCGCCATAAGCTGCAATTAAATCTTCTGCTGTAAGGCCTATACTATTAGTATTTGAGTAAACGTTATAAAATGCTCCTTTTCTTACAATAGTTTTACCATCTTCTTCATATGTAAATTCTTTACCCATATGCTTTATTTCCAAAGTACCGCCTTCAGGAATACTTATAAACTGATCACTTGTTCTATTTGCTCCTTTTTCATTCCTCATTGTGTGTATAAAAACAGAAGGTTCGTCTGAAGATTTAGGCAAATCTTCAAGTTTTAGTGGTTTTGCATCCATGCTATTTTTTTGTACAAAATTAATTAAATTAACAGTTTCTTGATCGGCAACATTTTCTATTGATGTATCTGTATATTCTTCTAATTTTTCTTTAATTTTATTTATTTCTGGTGTTAATGCTTTTACTTCAACATCTGCTCTAGCTGCATCTACGATTGCCCCTGTGTCAGCTAAGTAATCACCCATAAGCTCAATCTTCTTATCAATCGCATTAAACAATTCTTTTTCTATATCTGTTTTTGTATTGTTTGCTGCAAACTCTGGGTCTGTAAATTGAATACGCCTTTTGTTCATTGCTTCTTGGAACTCAGGCAAACTCATTTTATCGGTTTCACCAAATATCTTATTTATTGTATTCATAACAGGGTCTATGTCTTGATCAATAAGCGGCACTTGAGCGCGCTTTGCATTGACATCATCTGCAATATACTTGGAGTAAGCTGTCGCAAATTCACCATTTAATTGCTCACCATAAAGCTCACCAATAAAGGCCCTAGCTTGCAATGATTGGTTGTTAAACCCTAGTTTTGCTGTAGGCACATTCTTTTCTAAAGCATAGGCTGCATTGTTAGTAAGATTAGAAAATAACAACTTTACTGTATTAGGTGCTTTTTCATCTAAAAGGGTTCTTACTGTAGGGCTGTTTTTGTATATTGGTATTTTTTGTAAAATGTTTAATGGATTGCTTTTTAAACCATTGCCTTGTGCCAATAAAGCAAGTGCCTCTTGATTCATTCTATTTTCATATTGAGGATTAGTTTCATCAGGTCTAGCAGAAGAACGCGCATGGCGTGTCTCATGGTACAAAACAAACCTTGCCCATTCTTCAGGCGTTTGGAAATAAACATCTGGCAAAGGCTCAACGCCATCTACCTTTGGCTTTGACCAAGGCTTGTTTTTCCAGGTATCTTTTAAATACTCTTCGTCCCAGTATATTTTACCCTCTTCGCCCTTAAACTTAGCTGCAACATAGTCTTCTCTGCCTGGCTCTTGAGGAACTTTACCACGAACAACATCTACATCGACATATTGAGTGCCTTCTGGCAGTTCGTCATAAAATCTATTTTCTGGATATTCACCTGTTTCTTTATATGTTTGCCTAACCTTTTCGGCGTATGCCTCACGATTAGCAATAACATCTTCTCTTGTTGCTGGCACAGTATCAGGCACACGCAATGTATCACCGATAGTAACTGGGTCATTATATTCAGCAGTACGACTAGCTGCTTTGCGTATAGCAGGTGCAGCCGCCCTAAATGCACTTGGAGCAGAGCCTATCAAGCTACTAAACAAAGTTGTTGCTGCAATATTGCCAGTAGCCTCAAGCGGTGTAGCTAAATCATCAAATGGATAACGTATAGCCTCACCAGCCGCCGCAGAATAAAAACCACCCTTTGCACCAGCCGCTGCTGATGCTTTAATACCCATACCGCCCTTAACAATAGTGCCTAAAGGTGTTCCAATAAAAGGTATTGCAAATGCAATATTCAATGGATCAATAAGACCAGCAAGCAAAGAACTTGGGCTATACCAACTCTTTGTTTCCATACGCTGTCGTCTTAATTGATTCTCTTTGATAGTATTAATGCGATAATCAAATTGTTCTTTGCTTTGTGAACCAACCAAATCAGCGGCATGGTTTACTATAAAATCATCATCTAATTCAGATAACGCATTAACAAAGTTAAAGGTAGAGTCTTCCTTATTAGCAAACATTAATGCTTCTTCTGATTGACGTATTATTGGCTGATAAAAATATCCAAGCTGATCAGAAAAATTTTGCGTAAATGATGAAGGTGCTACACGTTGTGCAATATCACCAACAGATTCATTTACAGCTAGTTCACTTGTATATGTAACAGGTAACAAACCCATATTATATTCCTGGAATTACACGTTGAGCAGTTAGTATATTTGGCTCAACTTGAACGCCCTCTTGTAAAATACTTGCAGCTTGAATTGCTTTCATTTTAACATCTCGCATCTTTAAAAGATTGCCAGCACGAATACTACGGAAATCAATGGTCATATTATCTTTGCCGTCTTGTACATATTTACCCTGTTTATTAATAACAAAATATCTAGGTTCAGTAACAGTTGATGATAAATCATGTTTTAAAAAATGTGTTTCCCCTAACTTAATATTAGGTTCTGACAATGACCCTGTAACAGTCGATACAAAACTTGGCAGTCTAACTTGACCGACAATAGGTAAATCAAAACCTTCTTCTGCAAACTTTTTTGTTATTGTTCCTGCTATTCTTGGTATGTCAAAAGCCCCAGGCTGCATTTCTGGCACTTCATTGCTTGCAATAATTCTTTTTTCAACATGCTCAATAAATCTATCTTTATCTTCAAATGTTGCAAAATGTGCTTCTGGTGCAAATCTACTAACTGCTTCATTAAATAACAAATCAGTTTGCTGATAATTATTTCTTATGTGCTGTTTTAAAACTTCATCAGGATTATCAAGTGTTCCATAAATACCAAAAGATGCTTCTACTAATTGATCTATAAATTTTACTGGAATAGCATCTTTAGAAGTATTTAATTCATCTGATACAATATTAGATACATATGCTCTAAACTCATCCCTACTTTGGCTTGCAAGCGTACCATCTGTTTCATATACAGCATCAATTCCTAATACTGCTAACCCTCTTGCATAGTTACTTCTTCTTGTTTGAACATCACCAGTAACAAACCTTAAAACGTGTTCTCGTGCTTTGTTATAATCACCACCATAGGCGACAGTTGCATCTAACATTCTACCAAGCGCAGTATTATTTATACCTTCAATTTGTCTAGTGCCACCTACTGGGTCGCGTGATGCATGAAACAATATCTGCATAGTATTTTGTATTTGATTAGCATCAACTTGTGCGCCAGATATAATTCTATCTGTTAATGTCTTTAAGTGTTTTGGCAATCTATTATGAGTTTTAACATAATCTATTAATTGTTGTTGTGGCTTATTTACTTGTTTACCTGGCACAAACTCTGCCAATGTAATTTGATTTACAACAGTATTAGAAAAATAATCATCAGCCATAGGCTTTGTTATTTGACCAATAACAAGCGTATCATTTGATTCAAATAATGATAAAGTAAGTAAATTATCTGCAAATAGTTTTTCTTCATCTTTAATAGCACTCATTCTTTGAGCAAGATTATTAAGTGTTGCAGGACTGGCATCTTTAAATGAAGCGCGTAAACTTACAGCTTGTTCTGGTGTTAAACCTATTTGTATTAATTCTTCGCCAAACTCTTCTGTTGCATAAGTTCCATCACGTAAAGATTTATCTAATAGTGTAGTTAATCTTACAGCATTTAGATTAGGTGTATTTTGTTTTATATTTAATATTGTTCCTAATGCAAAAACTCTTTTGCTCTCTTGTATAGTGTTAGACCTTTGGCTTGGGGTATATTGAGGATTATTATCGAATATTGCTTTGTCATCTTTTTCAATAACATCCATCAATTCTAATGCAGCTTGAGAATCACCTGCTGCTAATAAATTCTCAACATCTTGAAAACGATTATATGATTGTTTTAAATGATCAATAACTGCTGTTTGATCAGCCTTTTGATGTAAACTTTTTAATTTACCAATTTTATATTGACTAATAGTAGTTTGAGCTTGTTGTTGATATTGAGCTTGTAGAATTTTATCAAAATCTTGTCCAAGCAATGCAGACTGTTGTGTAACATATTCTAATGCTTGTTCTTCAAATTTTTCTGGGTCATCATATTTATTTGCTAATTCAAGCAATTCTTCGTTAAGTACATTTTCTGTTGCTACAGCAAATCGTTTATTATAAAGATTTTGTGCTTGGGTAGAACGGTCTCTTTCTCGACCAAAAAAACCAGTACCTTTTTCAAATTTATTTGGTGCAGTATTTGGTACAATTTGACCATTTTTATCACGCTCATATATTGGTTGTGATGCTGCTGCTTCTAAATCTTTTTGTTCAAATTGTTCTTTTGCTTTTGC